TGGCTGATTGTACATCGCGCTGGCGACGGCTTCCCAGGCGGTGTACGTAGTGCCGATTGCGGTGGTGAGGAGGTTCGCGTGACCGCCGGCGGTGGTGACGGCGGTACTGTTGAACAGCGCCCCGCCATCTGCCAATGCCGGGCCGGCGTCCGAGTTGACCGTGAAGATGGCCGCGAGTTGTTCGCTGATGTTGCGGCGGGCGGAGAGAGCGATCTCACGCGGGGCGGCGCGCAGCTTGCGGGTGTCGTCCTTGTCCATGGCTTCGAGCGTGAAGGACAGGTAGCCGCCGTATTTGTAGAATACGGACGTTTCGCCGTTATCACCGAGTTTCAATTCGGTGTACTCTGCGCCTTCGGCAACTACGGGCAGGCTCGAGATTGTTCCGAGACGCAGCCATTTGATGTCGTGGATGGTCTCGAACGGTTCGACGGTGGTGATTGGTTCCCACCATCCATAGCCCGCCTGGCCGTAGGCATTCCAGTATTTCAGGATGGCCTTGTTGAGCGCGCTCGCCACCAGGTTCGGGAACGTGGCGGTTGTGCCCTGGAAGCGGGCGAGGATCGGGTCAATGTCGCCGGTGAAGTTGCGGTCGCCTGTAAGCATGAGATAGGCTTCCTTGATGCCGCCGAAGCGGTGGACTTTCAACTTCTCCGCGCCTTCGTTGCGGGGCGCATCGAGCAGGTCGTCCATGGCCGCCTGTAACTGATCCTCGCTGTTGAAGATGGCGGTAACCTGTTGCGGGCCTGCCACAGACTTGGCGGCGGTCTCTGCGGCGAATGCATCGCGGAAGGACTTGATCTCGGTCTGTAACTCGGTGGCCTTGAAGGTCCTGCCGTTGAAGCGGGCGTGGATGATCTCCTTAGCCTTGTTGCCGAGGTCGAGCGTGGCGTTGAGGCTGGATTCGAGTAGTTGCTGGCAGGCGGCGAGGTGGGTTTCCTTCGCGCCTTCGACGGCGGCGGTGATTTCCTTTTGCGCGCCGGTGATTTCTCGCATGGCGAGGATGTGTTCGGCGGCTTCGGGGTTGTTGATTTTCTCTTTCAGGACTTCTGGGTCAGTGTTAGACATGGGGGTACTCCTTTGCGAGAACTTCTCGCTAATGAACTTGGTACGGAAAGCGGGATTGATAACCATATCCACGCTGCGCACGCGCAAGATTTCTTGCACGTCTTCGCCTTTGGCTGTGAACACAATGACGGGTGAAAATCCAATGTTGGGATGCTGGTCGAACTCTGCACTTAACATCTCACCTGCATAGGCTTTTAGCAAATCGGCGGCGGGTCCCGTGGGGCGTAAGTCGGCCAGAATGCCGTTTTCGCTGTTGTCCCAGCGGGGATTGGTGAAAACGCCAGCCAGGTCGTGCACAGACTCGGCGAATTCGTTATGGTCAGCGAAGCACTCCACGCCCTGAAAGAACTTGACGGCGTTTTGCAGTACTTCGGTGGAGAACTTCCAGCCGTTGGCTTGTGTGGCTTGAATGACGAGCACTTCATAGCCCTTTGGATTGGTTCTGGCTTTGGCCTGGAACGAGAATTGAACTTCGTTATTGCGTGGGTTGGGCATGTCTTGATACTCCTTTGTGTAGCGAAGGGGTACGCTGGAAAGATCGCCTGTCTTTGGCAGGTCGCCGGCGTCGGATAACGTACAGCGGCATTTGTCCGTACAGTAAAGGCGGAAGGAACGCGGTTGCAGGTCTTTGTGCATCCATTCAAATTCGTCGTGTACCTGGCCGTTCAGGGCGAGGCAGGACGGGCAGGATTCGCCGGCGTGCGTTTTCCATATTTGATTGCTCATTTCTGCTCTGTGGTCTCGCCTGTTTCAGCGTCTACCTTGATACCGCCTTCATTTTGCGGCCTGGATTTATCGAGCGGTTTACGCTTGCCTTTGGGCGCTTTGAAGTTTTCAGGCAGGACTTCGCCGGCGAAGCGATAGGCGAGGCGCAGGTACTCGTCCGATTCTATTAGTTCGCGGTCGTAAAGTTCGCCGATGGACTGCACGATCTGGGAGGCGGCCAGCGCGAGCGCGGCGTTGTCGCGTTCGGTGGCGTCGGCGGCGGTTACTTCGATCTTGGCCGTGGCGTCTACGCTGTTATCTTTGGCGGCGCGGCGTTGAACCACGATTGTGAGGATGTCGTGGAGGATATCGAGGAAGTTTTCTTGTTGGTTTTCGTAGGCTTTGAAAACAGGAGTCCCTGCCGCGTCTGCGGTCGTGCGTGTTGCGCTTTCCGGTTCGGCGAGATAGTGCATGGGGGCATGATTGACGGCGACCATCTTTTTGATTTGCAAGCCGTCATGTTCTGCGCTTGCGCTTTCAAGCTTTGGACTCATTATCTGCCAGATTTCTTCCTTGCCGTGGACATTGACGCTCCCTGGCTGTGGCGGGTTCATCTGGATATTGTTTTTGATGACCTTGATTTCGTCTGTTGTTTTTCCTTCGATTGTTACGTCATAAACATATGCCTGGCGGAAATGATTGAGCCTGACACGATCTTCGAGGAAGGTTGCATATCGTCCAAGCCAGGGCAGATCAGGCCATATTTCTCCTTCCCCCCAGACACAACCTGCCAGCAGGTTAATTGCATCATGGCGCATAAAAACAGGGGTTTCGCTGGTCGGCCTGCCGCGTGGATTGACGAACGTCTTTGCTTCGACTTCGGAATTGACCGGGATCGTGATATAGCCGATCTCCTGTTCCACGTCATTCTCTGCAGTGATGATTTGGTCTATCTGGTCGGTGGGATAAATGCGGAGGTAGGTCATGCCGACTGCATCCACGGAATAGGCGGTAAAGAGATTGCCAGTGAGAAACATTTCGTTTGAAATTTTCTCGAGTTGTTTTTTCATGCGGTTAAGGTCGTGGTTCCAAAACTCATCGAGGAACTTTTTTGTAGCGGGATGGCTGCATTGATAATTTATGCCGTCGAGATTGTAGATTTTATACAGGCGGGTGATTTGGCGCGCCAATGGATTGAGCCGCCATGCGCGCAAGGACTCGGCCAGCAGGGTGGCGCGTTCGTAGGAGTAGCGGTCACGGTAGAGGCTGTTCCACTGGCTGCCAATGAGGAAGGTTTGTTCGGTTTCTGCGGGTGATGACATGGTGTCTCGTTAGTAGTTTTTATCCATAGACTTGATTGGGTCTTGGGTGTGGATGATCTCGCGTGGGATTGGCAGAGACCATTCGAGCTTGTCGAGTTCGGCGGTGAGACTATCGGTTACAATGTGATCGTCGTGGATGAGTTCGCCGCCTGGGCCGCGTGTGCCGTCCTTCACGCCCCAACGCATGGTGTGGGCGGGACCTGGCAGGATTTCGGATTGGCATTTTTGATATTGTAACCGCGTTTCGTCGGATGGCGCGCAATCCCGCAGGCGTCCGGTTTCGATGATGGCAAGGTAGCCGTAGCCGATCTCTGATTTAGTCTGCTGTGTAAACTTGATCGGGATGACACGCGCGGGGTAGGCTTTGTCGAGCATCGCCCAGAGTCCCTCCCCTACCCCGGTAGCGTCTATTACGATATGCTGCGGCTTCCATGTATCGGCAAAGGATTTCAGTTTACCGAATATTGAAAGGTGGTTTTGTCCTTGCCATGCCTGGCGCTGGACGATTCGATAGGTTGGGCGTTGCAAGGTTTCGAGCGTGGATAAGTCTATCTCCACGATGGAGAGCGCCGTGCTGTCTCGGCCTGGGTTGCCCATGCCGTCGAGATTGAGCAGGGCTTCGTCCATGCCAGCCACGTCTACCAGGAAGGCATAAAGACGCCCGCTGACGGGTTCTGTCTGCGCGGGTTGGTCGCCCTGCATCAAGGCCAGCCGGCCAGCGTTGAACATGCCGGCTTGCGAGTTGATGGTCTCGTTGAAGTATTGCGATTTGATAAGGGGATGTTGACGGCCAAGTAGGGATACTTCTTTATCTACATACTTCCCATACCATGGATTGTGTTTTCGGATTTCGTTCGCGTCGTACATAAAGACGCGTTGCTTTCCGTCTTTGGCTTCTGCCTGGAGCGCGATTTTTAATTCCCGTTCGAGCAGGGTATCTTCCGTCCAGCGCGTTCCGCTGTAAAGTTTGGTGGCGTTCTCGTTGGCGCCCATTGGATTGAAACGTCCGTCCGCTATGGCGGGGTCTATATCCTGCGCTTCGTTGAATACCAGTAGTCTCGCCGTGGCGCTCACGACATTGGCGGTTGGTTCTGCGGAGAAGTACGAGACGCGTGATACCCAAAGGCGAAAGATGTATCCGGCTGTGCGTGAAAAGTTCTTTCCGAAATTTTGGCCGCGTTTCTTGATGCGTTCCATGGCCGTGATGCTTTGCGGTTTGAATGTTGGTTGCGCGCACACGATCTCTATTGACCAGTCTACGAAACGGAGAAGCAAAAATAGAAATGTGAGTGCGATTGTTTCGTCTTTTCCGGACTGGCGGGAGAATATCCAGACAAATGTTTCCCCGTCCCTGGCGAACACGGAGTTGATGAGCGCGTTGGCGGCTTTGATTTGATAGGGACGAAGAGTCACTCCGACAAACCAGCGCGCGAATCCTTTGATGCTGGTTGCGGCTTCGGTGATTTGGCGAATTGCGGCTTTGGAAAGTTTCATT